GAGATGACGACGACAAACGAATATTATAACGTTGTTATAAACCCGGGTGATGTACCTGTATTGGGTATAGATGATACGGTTCAAAGACCTCCACCTTTACCAGATATAGAACCTGAACCAGAACCACAACCCGTACATCATTTCGACATGAGAGATGTTGAAATACGTAAAATATATAAATTTACACATGCATTAATGTTTTTCGGGACATTAATGTATACCCTTTCGTCGTCAATAGAAGATCAGCAGGTAATTGTAGATATGATGTTATCTGCAGTATCTTATTTTTCAGTGTTAGAAAATAACATTAACATTTTAAAAATGCATACTATGTACCTCGCGATAAATTTTTCATTCACGACATATTATTTGCATTTTGATTATTTGGCGTATTATTTTATATACACTATTTTAAATATATGTACAATTGTACATCTAATTATAGATACACGCGATTATTATATAAATCATTTAGTAGCTATACTTTCTAACCCATAAATTACATACCCACTTTTCACCTGATAAGACGGGTTTACCACCATGTAATGCTTTTTTCGTAATACACTCGTAATTGTTTAATGTATTGAAGAACAAAGCATCACCCTTTTCCAAACGATACCGTCTCTTTATATTTGGAAAATCAGTTTCACCACCTTCATACTCGTCATTCAAGGCAATTATGAATGTGTACATACGTTTATTTTTATCATCTTCAAAACAATCCTGGTGTGGTTTATAAAAACCACCGGGTTTATATTTAAGAACTTGTAAATCTTCACAATTACCTAAAGGTCTATCAGTCATAGATACACACTTACGTATAAGTTTATCAACAACGGGGTCTTCGGACGCTTTTATCCATGCAGTTTCACTTTTACGTACAGTTTTATCTACGTCACGGTTTTCTGATACTGTAGATGTATGTAATTTTTTAGATGCAATATCTTGTATATGTTCACACTCATCTTCAGTTAATACATTTTTTATTACTCTGGGTTTTTCATAAAAAGGTATAAAAAACCATATAATAAGTAAAAATGATACAAATAAAATGATTCTGTTCATTTTCTAATAATATATATCGAGAATATTATTCCTTAATAAATATTGGGGTGGGCATAACATTAAGTTTACTATGATATCTGTGTATTTTCCACACACCATGTCGTAATGAATAATGAATGCTATGAACCAGAAGTAAAGTGAAACGAGGTAGTGTAATTTAGGCATACCAAATGCACCTCTGATTACACTAACAATCAAGTTTACATCCATATATTTTTTATCGTGAATACCCGACTTATAAATAATAACCATAGATAGAAAACTAAATAAAACTTCCATGTAATCTAAGCTACCCTTTAACATGTAGCTTAATCTTAACAGGTCTACGTGTCTCGATATGTAAACAAGTTTATACATGATTTCATTTCTATGTAAATGGTAAAATACACTTGTTATACTACCAAGATTTTCTAGGATCATAAATGGAAAAAGTGATGTGATTGCCGAAGTTAATTCTATTATTTTCATTTATGATGTAAACGACTCTATTCTTAAAGTGCCCGTAAAAATATATAATATGGTATCGATGAATTATACCTATTTCGTATTCGTGTTATAACTTTATTTGAATAATCAGCTAATGCATGAACAGTACGCATTACTTCTTTAGTTTTAGTTGGATCAATTACCCACTGGCGAAGTAAATCACCGCACGTATCGGAAAACATCCCGTATATATTCCGTATATCTTCTAATTTAGATTTATACTTATCGCGTCTCTGAAGTTCCTTTTTAAAACTGTCGACAGATATCATTTTTACTAAATAGTCTACACGCAACTGTAGATTATCATCATCAACGATTCCATCGTACCTATATATGAGATCTCTATCCATTTGAGTAAGTTTATAACTCAAATCTAATATATTTATATCTGCTTCATTTTCCTCGAGTTCTGCAAATGTAGGTCTTCCACCACACGGTATGTCACCGTGTTCTCTCGAACGTTTTTTGAATTCGAAATAATGGGGGTTATGTACACGACCAGTTTCTATACGCCCTGAACGCCAATCAAATGCGGTATGACACTCTGTACACCACATTTGTGCACATCCATCTATTTTATGTATCATTGTACCACATTTAGGACATGGTTTAGTATCTTTGTTTATAAGTTTCATAGTTTCAACCATTTCGGGATTACAAATGTGTGCATATACGTTGTTTCCAACGTCTGTAATAACCTCATTACAATGTTTACAGAATTCCTGTGTACACAATCCACATTTCATATCTTCACCTAAAAAACCTCTACAATCTTCGTATGGACATTTACGTATAAACTTTTCATTTCCAATTGTAGCGATATTTAGTTCGAGTGTGTTTACCTTCTCTACAATTTCCTCAATTTCCATACGCATTTTAGATATAGCATCATCGTATTCGAGTGTCGAGTTACGCATGTTTAACGCTTCTCTGCGCATATCTCTCATAAGATACATTTGATCTAAAAGTTCAAAATACCGTCTTCTAAGATCTCTCATTTTTAGTCTGTATTCTGCATATGGTTGTGTCTCTGGCATACGTGCCATTTCACGTTCGTATAAGATCTGTTCTCGATGTTTCCTATAATCAACATTTCTAAAACGTTTTGTACAAAATGAATCTATAAATTCGCGGTCATGTTCATGTTTACACTTCATGCAGTGTGGTTCTTCCGTTGTTGTTAGTAAATAGGTTTGTATGCATGATTTACACGCCTCGTAATTACAGTGAGGACATGTAACTTTTATATGACGCGTTTTATTATATTTATCGCAACATACTGTACACGTACTCATACTTATTATATAATATATGTTTTCTTTAATTTATTTATAACATACATTTACTTTTTAAAAAACGGATTCTTATCGATTTTACCCCCGTGAAATAAAACGGGGTTATAAATCGTTCCATCTGAATAATAGACTTTCGTATAAAACGATTTTGAATTTGGATCCCAAACATTTTTTCGTTTTAAACCACATTTATATAAAAGTTTTTCGTGCATATCGTCTCGACTTCCGGTAAATTCCTCGGATTTGTTTCCCTTAACGATAGTTTTTGCTTTCTTTTCGTCACTAATAGAGCGTGCGTAGTGTACCATTACGGATGATAGACCTCTGTGCATGTTTTATTATTGATTAGATTATTTCTTTTATGTATGTTTAAATTATTTTGATTCCATTACATCTGCTACCGGTGCTTCGGTTATCGTTTCTGGTTCCTTTTCTGGTGAGAGACAACATACACTACAACTTGCCATAAATATACCGATAATTCTCATAATGAAGCAAATTATTGCAAATGCGGAAGCAGCATCTACGTAGTTACAGTATTCGTCCACCTGTACCCAATCTCCGATATCATCACAATGTTTTTTAACGTGATTCAATGCAATATAATCCCATATGGAACCCAAAAATGCAACACAATTCATAGTTAAATAAGTTACAGCAGCCCCTTTACCCCCTTTACTCGTACAACAACAGTTACCACAACAAACTAATACAGAAGAACCTACCAATGGTAAAATTGGGAAAGTTCCTCCATACCAAGTTGTCATGGTTCCTAAAGCTACTAACACGGCTTCGAAAGGCATGTGAATTGCCGCATAACATTTCAAATTTTTCATTTTTCGTGATATTGGTTGAATACTCATTCTTTTTTATTATATATTGGTTTGATTCTTTATATTAATTCATTTCTGATACTTCGTTTGTTTATTTAATTGTGCGAGTCGTGTTTTGACCGCCATTTCAGATACACCTTCATTAATATTCTTTTTGAGTCTACTTACATTTTTGGCCGCACGCCCACCCATGGTGTTGTTAACCAACTTCTTAAGGTTTGCCTTTTTATTTTTTTGTGGGAGTGGTGGAGGAGGTGGTTTTTTCGCTTTCATATTTCTTTCTATGTTACCTTTAATTCTTTCAAGAGCTTGGTTTGCACCCATTCCCAGACTTCCGGTAAGAAAACCTTTTCTCCATTGTGTAAGGTTCGCCCTTTGAATATATTTCCCACGATCAGCCTTCGACATATTTGGGTATGTTTTAGCGATATATGCCGCGAGTTGTTTCTTAACTTCCTGTCTTTTCTTTATGTTTGCCGCCTCGTTATAATTACCGTTTAATTTTTCAGAATTGATTGTTTGTTCAATACTTGGAGCAACATTTTTGATTTGAATACTATAATTTTTGAGTTGATTAAGTAATTTATTTTTAACTTTTTGGTCCATTTGTGTAGACTTAACCTTTTTAGTAAGAGATGCACGTAATTGTTGATTTTGTGCAGCCTTCTTCTTGTTTTCGGCATCTTTTTTCTTCTTTTCTTCATCTTCCTTTTTCTTTTTTGCGAGTGCTTCGGCCTTCTTCTTTTCAATCATCTCTTCTTTCGCCTTACGATTCGCTTCTTCTTTTTCTCTCGCTTTTTTCTCTTCTTCTTCCTTTTTCTTTCTCTGATTTGCGAGTTCTTTTGCTTTATTAATGGCATTTTTCTTTACCGTATTAAAATTTTCACCCTTTTCATACCGTTTAAGAAACGATACTTTATTAGTATTTGTTAAATTTTTAGAGTTGTTTAAGATTTTACTCAAAAGTTTTTGTTCTTTCGCTTTGCGATTCGCTTCTTCCTTTTCCTTCGCCTTACGATTCGCTTCTTCCTTCGCCTTACGATTCGCTTCTTCCTTTTCATTACGGTTCTTTTCTTCCTTTTCCTTACGGTTCTTTTCTTCCTTTTCCTTACGGTTCTTTTCTTCTTTTGCTATTCTGTTTTCCTCGTTTTTCTCTCTCGCTAAACGATTTTCCTCGTTTTTATTTTTTCTTACTTTTGCGAGTTCTTGTGCTTTTTTAATAGCATTTGTTTTTACCGTATTGAAATTTTCACCGTTATTAAACCTTTTAAGAAACGCCATTTTGTTAGCATTTGTCAGGTTTTTAGAGTTGTTTAGGATTTTACTCAAAAGTTTTTGTTGTTTATTTTTCAAATTTGCTTCCTCTTTCTTTTTCTGTTCTTGCGCCTTTTTCCATGCATTTTTACTATTTTCCTGTTCGTTTCTCTCTCTCTTTATTGCAAGTTCTTGTGCCTTTTTAATAGCATTTGTTTTTACAGTATTGAAATTTTCACCGTTATTAAACCTTTTAAGGAATGCCACTTTATTAGCATTTGTCATATTTCTAGAGTTGTTTAGTATTTTACTCAAGAGTTTTTGTTGTTTATTTTTCAAATTCGCTTCTTCCTTCGCCTTACGATTCGCTTCTTCCTTCGCCTTACGATTCGCTTCTTCTTTTGCCTTACGGTTCTCTTCTTCTTTCGCTAAACGATTTTCCTCGTTTTTCTCTCTCGCTAAACGATTTTCCTCGTTTTTATTTTTTCTTATTTTTGCGAGTTCTTGAGATTTCCTAATAGCATTGTTTTTTACAGTATTGAAATTTTCACCGTTGTTAAACCTTTTAAGAAACGATACTTTGTTAGCGTTTGTCAGGTTTTTAGAGTTGTTTAGGATTTTACTCAAAAGTATTTGTTGTTTATTTTTCAAGTTCGCTTCTTCCTTCGCCTTACGATTCGCTTCTTCTTTCGCTAAACGATTCGCTTCTTCCTTCGCCTTACGGTTATTTTCTTCTTTCGCTAAACGATTAGCTTCTTCTTTCGCTAAACGATTTTCTTCATTTTTCTCTCTCGCTAAACGATTTTCCTCGTTTTTATTTTTTCTTATTTTTGCGAGTTCTTGTGCTTTTATAATAGCATTGTTTTTTACAGTATTGAAATTTTCACCGTTATTAAACCTTTTAAGGAATGCCACTTTGTTAGCATTTGTTAGGTTTTTAGAATTATTTAGTATTTTACTCAAAAGTCTTTGTTGTTCATTTTTTGTCGCTTTACGAGCATTGTTTATCTTTTTGAATTCATCCTCTATGTTCCTTTTCACTTTATTAAAATTACGCGTATTTTTAAAGTTTTGTAAAAATTTAGCTTTCATAGAATTATTCAAATTTTTAGAATTATTAAGTAAAATCGTTAATTCTTTCAGTTTCGTATCGTAATTTTTATTATTATTTTCTTTACTCTTTTTATTTGATACTATACCATTAATATATGATTTGACAGTCATGAATGGTTCCCCTTTAATAACTCTCCCCCATACATTGTCCATTTGTGAATTATTCAAATATTTACCTACATTCTCTTTATTCAGGTAATTTTTTAATAATGCTTGTTCCGCACTCGTGTTTCCTGGCTGATTTGGTTTTGGTGGTTTAGGTTCGGGTGCGGGTGTAGGTGCAGGTGCAGGTGCAGGTGCAGGTGCGGGAGCGGGAGCGGGAGCGGGAGCGGGGGGACCTACCGGACCTTGGACAGGTGGTTTATTTATATACATACCCAAACCCTTATTATTTTTCTTAAAAACGTAACCAGGTTTGTTTATAATTTTGTTAGTTTTTATAAAACTTTTATTTAAAAAAGTTGGTCTTTTTGTTTTTTTACTTGTAAACGCTTTATAGGGTTTTGTTAAGGTATTGGTAGACGTTTTTACTTTAAACCCGTTTAAAAAACGTGGTTTTTCATTCTTTTTTATTTTAGAACTCAAATTATTGACACGATTGACACTGTTGTTCACTCGTTTGACGTTATTGACACTGTTGTTCACTCGTTTGACGTTATTGACACTGTTGTTCACTCGTTTGACGTTATTGACACTGTTGTTCACTCGATTTACGTTATTGTTCAATCGGTTGACATTGTTGATATTGTTGTTCAATCGATTTACGTTATTGTTCAATCGGTTGATGTTATTGAGATTGTTGTTCACGCGATTCACGTTCAAATTATTTACAAGGTTTGTATTATTAAACGCGTTTTTCTCAATTTGTTTCTTTTGAACAGATCTTAATTTAATTGGTTCGTAAACGTTCATAGAGTGTAAACGTCTACCAATTATATCAATGAGTTGTTGTTTTGTAAGTTTCTTATCTGCATGACGTACAATACCCACTTTCTTTGCAATTCTTCGTATTTCACTAACTTTGGAATTTGAGTTAAAAAGTGTATCAAAATCTTTACGTGTTAATGGAGATTTAGCATCAACTAAATATGATCCATCTTTACTCAAAATCAATGGTGGTAATGGAAGTTTGCCACCCTGGACTAATGAATACACATCACATATTTGAGTTTTGGATAATTTTAGGTCTATACCTGTATTTTGTTTGATAAGTGATCTAAGATTACTAATATCTAATCCTGGGTCACACGCATCCATATTGATATAACTCAACAAAAAAGTTATAGCGATATGCTTTTTGTATACATTTGAAATTTGTCTTCGTATGACATGTTAAAATTAAAAAGGTCAACCTGACCTATATCTATATCAACAACTTTGGTTTCTTTTATAAGATTGTTTTTCCTATTATTTAGGGTAGAAGAAATAAGCGCTTCTGCAAATTGTTTAGGGTTCTTTATTTCCTCTATAAATTCTGTTTCCATTTTCATACGGATACATAAAATTTTAAATGGTTTCTTATCGAGAAATGGTGCTGTTGGTAACGTTTCCTGTGTACCACCATCTACATAAACCATATCATTATATCGAAACGATGAAAATATAAACGGTACAGCAATACTCATACATACGGCATCTACAACTTTCATATCGGGGTGAGTATATTTTGAAAAATATTCAGTTTTCGATGTATTCACACAAAATGCAGATATATATAGTATTTTATCTATTTCCGAAAACGTTGGATCTGAACCTAATACATTAACGAGATGTTCACGTATAGGTACTAAATCTACTAAACCATACGAGTTTAGAAAACACTTTAAATTGAGTTTAACAAGTTTAGTTGAATCAAGTTCAAGTAATTTATATACCGTTTCTTCTACTGAATACCCAAGTGCAAAGAAAGTACATATAATAGCACCCGCTGAAGCACCCGAGTACCCTTTGACATTTTGCAATGTGTTTTCAACACTTTTAAGGTACCCTAACATCGAAAATATACCCATTGCACCCGGCCCCACAATAAGATACTCATAGGACATGTCACTTAATAGAACTGAGGAAATTGCTTTCGCAAAAGAGCGAACACGACCGCGAACACAACCGCGTGGACTAGGGCTGCTGGAACACCAGTTTGTCCCGACATAAATACACCTTTGGAGCCTGGTGGAAGAGTTAAGAGCATACCTGGACTGAGTGCAAGGAAGAGAGATGTTGTCACGAGAAGATCCGTCTTGGAAAGAACGAGACCCATCGCTTTGGCAACGAGGGAGAACGTAAGAAAGAACACGAGAGCGTGGAACATGACAGCTGTTCTGCCGGTAAATCCATCCCCGAATGCAATTCTGGATCCGTCTGTTCTGAGAAGGATACCTGGACTGAGTGCTAAAAAAAGAGACGCTGGGATGGCTACTTTTTGAGATGTAATATCTGGTATCATGGTTGTATATATATTCATTACATATTTATCTAAGATCCGTATTCGGAATTATAAAAGCAAAATTCGACAAAATCGTCATATTTTGCAAATTTTAAAATAAAGTGCGACATAACTGCGTCGTCTAGGTACTGTTGTAGTATCCCCCACATATAACGAAGATGTTCATGATGAGATTCTTCCCAATCGTTTATATGTAAAGGTTCGTCTATATTGACTTCGTATTCATTATCACTATTTTCAGCTTCATTGCCATGAGTGGCTTCATAGATATATTGACTCCAAACCATTATTTATTACTGTTTCTTTTCTTTTATACCTGTTAGGGCGAGTGAAGTAGATTCTTTTACTGGTAAGTTATCGAGTATAACCTTTAAGGCAATTTCGGCCTGCTGCTCGTTTCCTTCAAAAAAAGAAGTGAGACCTTCCTTGACTGAGGTTTTGTTTAATCCCGTTTTTCTGGAACTTTTACGGACTGAAATTTTTCCCTTTTTGAGGTTAATAACATCGAGACCATTATCGGTCATAAGTTTTTTAACTTGTAATTTGAGAGATTTTTCGGCCTGAACTAAGACCTTAATATCTTCACGGGCTTCTGTAATTTGCTTGTTTAATTCAACCAACTTAGAGACGCTGTTCGAGAGTTCGTCTGTAGGAGTAACCTGAGACATTTTATATATAAACTATACCTATATTCTTTAAATTAATTAACACAATGGTCTACGCATGGTATCGGAAGCAATGGTCGAGTTGTTCCACACGAATGGTTCCTTGGTGTTTGGTGGGTCAGCACGGATTTGTTGGTTGGCATTTCTAAGAGCGCCACTGACCGTTTCTGGGAACCCAACTTGGGCTCTTGGTTCGAGAAAATTTTGGCCCGCGAGGACATCTTCTGGTGCAAATTCACCAAAGTCTTCTTGGGAAGCAACTTCGCGTGGGAGAAGGGACGATGCAAGACCGGTACCGGCCTTCATTTCACATTCTGTTGGCGCAGACCCGGATGGTCCGATATCAGCACCATACCCGGATGGGGCGTACATAGTTTCCTCAACGGAATACATGGATTTTGTGTTGTTCGCGAACATGAGGTAGATTACGGCCGCGATGGCGAGGGCAATCAAAACCTGTCTTGGGGAGACTTTGTTCATCTTCATCTTCATCTTTATATACTATCAACAATTTTTTTTATTCTGAATCCTGGATCATGTACTGGTCTGGATATGTTTCTTCTTCCTCGACCTCAACTTCTGGTTCTGGAATTTTTTCTTCGTGAATTTTCAATTGAACAATATTCCACGATGGACCAAATGCTTTCTTCGCGAACCAAAGTCCGGAAAATTCGACGAGTGCTGTACACGTCATACCAACATTGACCGAACTAAATTCAACCGATTCCTTATTGTGATCGAAAATCCGCGTTGCGGAAATGCGATCGGTCTCAAGATTTTCACCTCTGGTGTATGCACCTGAAACCGTCTTTTCTGGGAGTTCTTTACCGAACCAAGTTTTACTATTTTCAATAGCGGATTGAAGATTTGTAACATGTACAGATTCGACCTTCGCCTGATTATCGTCACCTGTAACATCAAACGACACTTCACCCGTTTCCTGGTCGACATCGGATACGGTTACGCCGTTCAATTGAACGAAGTATCTTTTCTTTTCATCGTTTAATGCTCGAGCATGGTATAACCCATCTTCACCTTTTGAGAGAGTATCGTAAATCATTTTGTATATTGTATTGGTTTCAATTCTTTAACCCAATAAATGGTATCATCGCTGATTTTTCAAGAATTGGCTTTGGTACCCATTTATCTCTATTTGGTTTAAACCCATAGAGAGTTTCCTCCATTTTAATATTTTTTGGTAATTCAAGATTCGACGTACTGTCTGGCCTGAATTTATATTCGTTTTTAATATATGATTGAGATGTATTAGGTTTCCATGTGAGTGAATTTGTATTAAACCTACTTGTACCACTCGACTGTTTAAATCCCGGTATATTAAGTGTGTTTACTGAGGAATCTAAACCATAAACAAATTGCTTTGATAATTTGTCCCTAGATGGTTTCGATGTATATTTAACATATTTTGAAGGGTCAACACGTTTAGCTTTTTGTATATTTACACTCTTAACGAATGAAACTTTTTTTCCTGGTGTTTTTGGTGTCTTGTGTACCATTTTTAATATTTTTTCCATGGGTTCTGACGCTTTGACTGGTTTTTTAGTTATAATACGAGCTAATTTTATCATACGTTGACGATCTTTCTCTTTCTTTTCTGGTCTTAACCCGAGTTTCTGCATGAGATATATATCATCTATTAAAAATGTCTTACCCGCGACGTATATCTTATTATCAATAACAGTCTTGTTTGTAGCTTGATTACGGTATGTAACACCTCTTTTACGTGTCTGTATGACTTCGTACCCAAATTCATTTGGACGCATGAACGCAATGTCCAAAATACCACCAAGATTAACGGGTATAATACGTTTTTTCTCGGGAGAATACCATCGAATTTTTAAATCGAGTGCAAATAATTCAACATCAATAAACACATTACGTTTTGTTGGTTTGTTATTTTTACCACTTTTTCGTTTCTTTATTAAACTATATCGTCTCGTTACGTAAGGACCAGTTTCATTAAACCGTAACCCAATAAATTTACCAATTTTACTCTTTTTTGTTAAAATGCGATCACGTATGCGTATGTTTATCTTTTTTGATATTTCACCTAGTCTATTCCACAGAAGAAGTTTAATAGCTTGTAATTTACCGAAATATTTTTCATCTGGTTTCATACGGGGAGCAAATTTGGTGTCTATATCACTCGTGATGACCTTATCTTTACGGTCCATATACACATTAAACGCTTCACCACCACTAATAATAATATCACCCATTGGTTTTAAAAATACAGTAAGTTCGCTTATAACTTCGTATATGATATCACGTATAGAGTCGGTAACAACAGCATACGCTATCTTTTCAAAGGATTCCTTTGGATATAAACGGTTTACACGGTTTCTAAATTTTTTTAATTCATCCTGTTCATAATATTTCTTTAAAACTGGATCACCAAAAAATAAATTTTTATTCATGAATTTTGAAACCGTTGTCTCCGAGTAAATATTCTCGTCCATTATTATATTACCTATATAATAAATATGACGTGTGACGAATCTTGTCGATGTTATGCTGATTATAATACACCATACCCACACAGAGACCAAACGTGTGGTATTCGTAAAAGAGGGTACATAATTCCATGTGATAAAACGGAATGTTGTTCTGGTGGATGCCCAACTCAGTATAATGATATGCATCCCAGACAACCATATTCATTTGGGTATCTATACCCCCTGCGTATAGATAATCTTTTTAAATTCATGGCATTAATAGTAATTATTCTACTTGTTTTCAGTACATATCTATCGTTCGAAAAACGGACTTAAAGATTGATGTCATAAATAATATATAAAATGTCTATTGAAACCGTACTCGAAGAAATCACTGCTCTCAGAAACGATATCAAAACGCTCTCTAAAATTGTCAGGAAAGTCAAAGCAAAGCAAGACGATCCGAACGGGGAAAAGGCGGCGAAGCGTGCCGAAAACAACGGGTTTAACCGCAAGCAAGTCATTTCCGAAAAGCTCCGCGCGTTTTTGGATTTACCAGCAGGAGAATTGGTCTCTAGAAGTACTGTCACGCGCGCGATTAACAGGTACGTCAACGATAAGGGGTTGAAGCATCCAGATAACGGTAGAGTTTTGGTACTCGACGATAAGTTGCGTAATTTGCTCGAACCACCAGCTGATACCCAAGTTACGTTCTTGAACTTGCAAAAGTACTTGAGTCCACATTACAGCAAACCAGAAGAAAAAAAGGCTTAAAAAATACATACATAATATAACTAAACCATGTTAATTGACAGGCAATCTGTAGAATTACTTGTTGGTACAAAAATAACTAAATTAGATTTGTACCAAAAAGCTTTTAGACATAAATCAATACTCAAAGAAGACGAATCTTTAGACGGATCATTTGAAACACTCGAATTTATCGGGGATTCCGTATTAGGTTTTGTCATTACAAAATTTTTATTCGATCGTTATGAAAATCGACAAGAGGGTTTCCTCACTAAAGCACGTACAAAACTTGTAAGAGGTGAAACATTAGCGGATATTGCAACTAAACTTGGTTTATATAATTGGGTTCAAATGGATGAGAAAGGTATGCGTAACGAATGGTTCAAGAACCCCAAAATTCTTGAAGACGTTTTTGAAGCTTTAGTCGGGGCTATATACATGGACCTCGGATTATTACATGCAAAACAGTTTATTTTGAATATTTATACTAACGCTGAATACGTTAACATGAATTCGATTATGGTCGATGATAATTTCAAAGATCATCTCATGCGTCACTGTCAAACAAATAACCTTTCTTTACCGGAATATCGCGTTTTTAACCATGAAAATGGTATTTTTTACATAGATGTATATGTCGATAACATATTTTTGGGGCGTGGACATGCTAAGAACAAAAAACAAGCTGAACAACATGCCGCAAAAAGATTCTTCTATCCACCTCCTCCTCCACCAGGTCCTCCTCCAAGTAAACCATACTTAAACAATAAACCCTTTTAAAATGTATAATTATGAGAAAATATTTATACATTGCAAGTGGTCTTATAAGTACGATACTAGTATTGAAAATACTATTTAGAAAACCGCCGCCGTCACCAGATTATTCGGATTTACCGCCACTTGAAAACCCAGATGATTCTTCATCGGAAGAGATTATTACCGTTAAGAGAACCTTAACTTCAAGAAGTAATACATACGAAAAAGAGGAGGTTGTTAAACGACCTAAGTTATCGCATATGAAAAAGCAGGATCTTATCGATGAGTGTACGCGACGTAATATCGAATCTGTAGGAACTGTTCGTGTTTTACGTGAACGTTTACGTCACGCACGCGAAGAAGAAAAACAAGCTTAAAAGTGATATACAATATTTATTTAACATGCACCCAAATGTACAAAAGTGGTTAGATTTTGAATATGCACCACAAAAATCACAGGAATGGTTAGATCTTAGAATGGGTATGCTTACTGCTTCAGACGCGGCATCCGCAATAGGTGTAAATAAATACGAAACACCACAACAATTACTATTGAAAAAATGTGGTAAAGGAGAACCATTTTTTGGTAACGAAGCAACTAGACACGGTGAAAAGTACGAAGATGAGGCTCGTATTTTATATGAAAAACGACACGGTGAAGTAGTACATGAATTGGGATTATGTCCACACCCCAAATACCCATTTTTGGGTGGGTCTCCCGATGGTGTTTCTGAATCGGGTAAATTAGTCGAAATTAAGTGTCCCATGATGAGAGCCATAGATGATAGTGTCCCTGAGCATTATATGCCACAGTTACAATTGTGTATGGATATTTTAGATTTAGAAGAAGCAGATTTTATACAGTATAAACCAGCAGAAACAAACTGGCCAAAACCAGAGGAATTTATAGTTACAAACGTAAAACGTGATCGCGAATGGTTCGCCAAATATTTACCAATAATGGAGGATTTTTGGCAGAAGGTACTTTATCACCGTGAATATGGTATAGACGATCCACCACCAAAAAAGACACGAAAGAGAAAGGAAATTGTTAGACCAGAATGTCCAATATCTACAGACACAGATGAGGATTATATAGAACATGAATAAATTATACATTTTCAAGAATATTTAATATTATACTCTTTAAAATGATATATAAAACATATAGTAAAAAAATAAAATGTTTACACTTATTTGTGATTAGTAAAAGAAAAAATTATTTTTCAAATCGAACATCATTCTCAAGAAGATACTTTGTATAGAATAAAAAAAAGTTTTTTTAGGTAATCACTTTTCCGGGTAAACATTTTATTTTTTACACAAGTTTCGTGATCACAGTAAGGATTTATATTTTTGGTAATCACTTTTTCGGGTAAATATTTTATTTATTTTCTTGATCTATTTCATGGATACCATTTTTATTTTAGAAAATGAAAATTTAGGTACATGGTACGTGGGTAAAATCAATATAAAAATGAATGTAAATGGATTTCCTATATATAGAACACTCACACAAGACCAATTAAATGATAATTTATATAAAAAATATACTCAATATGAAAATCCATATTTAAATCTTATTTTCCTAAATAAATCGTGTCATATATGCCATGGTATAGAACGATGGATGACTATATTAGATTATAAAATCAACCGTGAACCAGAGAGGTACGAAGAAATTAAAAGACTTTTAACTGCTGGATGGACTGTGAATGATACATTAGAATACTCTAGTATATATATTTTCAATACAAAATCATCTGTTACCAATAAATTATATGCGGATCTTAAAAAGAACTGGAATAAGTATAGTCCGTGTACACTTAAAAAATCTCTAAATTTTATTAATAAAACCGATAAAGAAAAATATGATATACGGAAACGAAACCCCAAATTTTTATTCGAACAAAGTCGTAAACAATTATTGTATAGAATGGGTAAAGGATATACACCCAAAAAATCTACACTTATTAAATATAACCTAAGTTGAGTTAACTTATACTTAAAATAAGTATAAAATATGGAGGACCAATATAAACGCGCCGTGTCTTTACTCGATGGTGAGCTATACAAACATCAAAAAGAAGGTGTATCATGGTTACTTTCAATGGAAAATTTATCAAGAGGTCCAAAAGGGGGTTTCTTATGCGACGAAATGGGACTCGGTAAATCGATACAGATGATTTCGACAATACTTGGAAACGTAAAAAAGAATACACTTATCATCGTACCAAAGTCTATAGTCACACAATGGAAGAATGAAATCATGAAATTCGCACCTTCTCTAAACGTGTTTATATACGACGGTCCAGATAGAACGCAAGACCCAGATGATTTGCTTAAATCGGATGTTGTTATATCACCATATTCATTATTAACAGAAAATGCTATGATGTTACATAGAATTAGGTGGGGACGCGTTGTGCTAGACGAAGGCCATGAAATACGAAACCCGACTTCGTCTAAATTTAAAGCTGCGTGTAAACTCCACGCTGATATTAAATGGATTCTGTCGGGTACACCTATATTTAATTCGATGAAAGATTTTGTAACGTTGTGTACATTTATTGGTGTTGATCGAAAACTTGTTCAAGCTATGACATCTAAAGTCAAAAACCTGTATATATTGAGACGAACGAAAGAGGACAACCCAATGCTTGAAATACCTGAATGTAAATTTGAAAATATTGATCTGGAGATGTACCCAGAAGAACGCGAATTATACAAGCATGCGTTTATTGAGTCACAAGAAACTATCAAAGACATTTTTCGTTCAGCTATAAACGTCAATATGTATAATATGGAAATTTTTGAGTGTTTGTTACGAGCGCGTCAGACAATGATTTACCCACAAATGTATATAAATGGAATAGCTAAGAAACATGGCGAAATACCAGAGTTCTGGGAAGGTCGTTCTAAAAAAATGGAAACACTGTTTAAACTTATTTCGGAACATCCAAATGAAAAAACTCTTATTTTTTGTCAATTCAAACAAGAAATGGATTATATACGTGAAAATTTAAAATGTAACGTGTTTCGCATTGATGGTTCAGTTTCAAAAGATGATAGAGAGAAACAACTGAAACTGTTCAATGAAGCTCCGCAAAATAGCGTTTTTCTCATTCAGGTAAAAGCTGGTGGTCAGGGTTTGAATATTCAATGTGCGTCGCGTATATATTTTACTGCGCCATGTTGGAACCCTGCAACCGAGTTACAGGCAATTGGGCGTGCACATAGATCTGGACAGAAAAGAACTGTACATGTAAAGAAATTGGTTTATGTAGATACACCCGGGTTCCCGTCGGTTGAACAGGCTATGATCGCTCTACAAGGACATAAATCTCTTTTATCAGCAGAAGTTTTACGAGACGAACGATTAAAAAATCAAATACCAACTGGAAACAAGACTAGTGATACTATATCAATTTCAGCTATTCGAAATATTTTCCGTGCTTAATGTATATACAAAATGCAAACATTTGGATCAAGAGCTGAAGTGTTCCACGGAACAGCTTTAAAAACAACAGGTGGTCTCGAAAAATCTGACCTTGTCCAGGATAAATATGGTAAACTCGTTTCTAAAAATGCACGTAAATCCGCGTTGGCTAGAATGAAGGACGAAGGTAAAAAACATTTGGTTAAAGTGTTCAAACCAAAGAAATCGGGGTTTGGTCTTCAGCCAAAAGAGGGTACGAAAAAGTACAAAACATTAATTAAGAAAATGTAATACTATAGTAAATAATGACGTTGTCTAAATGGAACGAATCCGTTCGATTAGCCAAGATTAAACATGGTTTAAATCCATCATCCTATATGGAACTCAAAGGTAAAATATTAAAAGAAGCCCAGGCTATTTACCAAATGCTTTTATTAAACGATTCTAGACGCCGATAAATTGGAATCCCTTAAGTCTCTGTGGTTCATAAACCACAAGCGAGTTAAGTTTCCATGTCATCCCAAATTTTCTATTCAAAAAATATACACTATTCATCTCAACAACCGCTGTACCCGATTGTCGAGAGTATAACCCATTTCCAATAGTATCATATAACGCCGTTTTATTTTCATCGTAAACATGTGATTTGACTTTACCGTCCATAGTCGAATCAACCTTTACACGAAATTTTGGTTCACGATCGGGTGATTCCTTAATATTAGAGTTAAACATTGGTTTGAGTTCACTAACACCCATTTTTCTACCGAATATCTTTTCACTCTGTTCGGAAACAGATTCAATTACTTTATTTTCAATTTTACGTAAAGTTTCGTAAAACTTCTTTACATAATTTTCGTCTTCATCCCAACCTTTCATTGCAAAATCGATGTTATATTTAGTTGCACCCACTTCCGGTGTAAACCCTGAAATACCAAATGGCATGTACATGCGTGGTATTTGAAATTTCATAAGACCGTCATCTGTCGTACACAAAGAGATTTTGCGCCCATCATAATCGGCAATTTTCAGAATATCAAGGGCATTTGTAAATTTAAGTGCCATTATAATTATAAAGTTATATATATTAGAAACTTTAAGTTATAAAACGGCTGTATTGGACGCCCATAAAGCTGTATCATTTTTATCATAAATGACCAAATTGCGGTCATTTTGCATTATTAACCTATAAGGTCCTGTACCACTTCCAGCTGTATCGGACACCCATAAAGCTGTATCATTTTTATCATAAATAACCAAGTTACCATCACCTTGCATTATTAACCTATAAGGTCCTGTACCACTTCCATGTGTTTCTGTATTCCATATAACTATATCATTTTTATCATAAACAACCAAGTTACCATCACTTTGCATTTCTAGTCTGTATTCTCCGTTTGCAGATGTTGTAGTCATTTCACATGTTTCTACACAAGTATCACTTACAGCTGGTGGAGACGTTTCGGATGGAGAAGGTGTATTGGATGGAGAAGGTGTTTCGGATGGAGAAGGTGTTTCGGATGGAGAAGGATCATCGTCCTTCTTTTTATCTTTCCCACTTGTCATGAAAAATATTCCACCCCCTGAAACAATAATGGAAAATACACAACAAAAATAGGCAAAAAGAGATAGAATTATCAATTTTTTATTAGATTTCATAATAACTGATATAAACTTATATTTTTATTTTAAACTAGGCGGAACACATAGCGCACTCCGCTTCAAGACTAAACTGGATCGGGCGTGCTTTAGCTTTACTTCGAAGATAATACATACCCGTTTTCAAACCTGTTTTCCACGCGTACATATGCATAGACGAAAGTTTTGAAATCGTTGGGCTCTCGACGAACAAGTTCATACTTTGACTCTGATCGATATAGACACCTCTATCTGCTGCCATATCGATGATTGTTTTCTGACTCATTTCCCATACTGTCTTATATAATTCCTTGATATCATCAGGAATATCAATAATATTTTGGACGGATCCATTCGCCTTAACCATAAGATCTTTCATTTCTTTTGACCAAAGCCCACTTTTTTTCAAATCGTTTACCAAATGTTTGTTAACGACGACAAATTCACCTGCAAGTGTTCGTCTCAAATAAATGTTTGTCGTATACGGTTCGAAACATTCGTTATTACCCAAAATTTGGGAAGTTGATGCAGTGGGCATGGGTGCAAGTAATAAACTGTTTCGTATACCCTTTTTAACAAGTTCGCGCATAGCGTTCCAATCGTATCGCCCGCTAAACTTTGGGTCTCGATCCCACATATCGAATTGAAGAATACCTTTACTGAAAGGTGAACCCTTAAATGTTTCGTATACACCGTACATTTCGGCAAGTTCACACGACGATTCGAGAGATGCATGGTAAATAGTTTCGAAAATGTCACGGTTAAGTTTCTTTGATTCTTCTGAACCGAACGTCATTCTTAACATAATAAACACGTCGGCAAGACCTTGAACACCAATACCAATTGGTCTGTGGCGAATATTTGAACGTTTCCCATTTTCAGTCGGGTAAAAGTTTTTATCGATAACCCTATTTAAGTTACGCGTAACCATTTTCGTCACACGGTGTAACTCTTCGTGGTTAAACTCTTTCTTCTCGATGTCAACGTATTTAGGTAACGCGATGGATGCGAGGTTACACACAGCGGTTTCATCCTTATCGGTATATTCTAAAATTTCGGTGCATAAATTTGAAGATTTGATTGTACCAATATGTTTATGGTTTGATTTTTTATTACATGCATCTTTATAGAGCATGTATGGAGTTCCCGTTTCACTTTGTGATTTAATAATTGATTTCCATATATCGGTCGCGGGTACGACTTTCTTTGCAAGACCCTCAGATTCATATTTTTCGTAAAGGTCTTCAAATTCTTTACCGTATACGTTAGATAAACCCCTCGCCTGATCTGGACAGAACAAAGACCAATTACCATTCGTTTCAACGCGTTTCATGAACAGATCCGGAATCCACAATGCTGTAAAGAGGTCGCGACATCTTGCTTCTTCATCACCCTGATTTAAACGAATTTCAAGGAAATCGAGAATATCAGCGTGCCATGGTTCCAGATAGACTGCGATAGACCCTTTACGACGACCTGCCTGGTTGACGTACCTTGCGGTCGAGTTATACACGCGTAACATTGGAATAATACCATCAGATGTACCATTTGTTCCACGAATATGGGATTTGTTCGCACGAACATCATGTACGTGTAAACCAATACCACCAGCCCATTTACTAATGCGTGCACACTCTTTCACTGTATCGTAAATTCCATCAATACTATCATCCTTATTTGCAATTAAGAAACATGAGCTCATTTGTGGTCTGGGTGTACCAGCATTGAACAGAGTTGGTGTTGCATGTATAAACAAACCCATGGATAACGCCTCATATGTTTCCAGGACATGATCGATATCATGGCCATGAATACCAATAGCAACACGCATATATAGGTATTGAGGTGTTTCAATAATTTCACCATCAATCTTCTGGAGATACCCTTTTTCAAGTGTTTTTAATCCGAAATACCCAAAATCGAAATCACGTTCATGTTTAATATCATCCTTGACTTTAGATGAAACTTCAAGAATTTCATGTGTGACTATACCAGCCCTGTGAAGCTTACGCATGGCAATATGAAAATTATTCGCTGCCCGCTTTTGAATATTGCTTGCGGTGATACGTGTCGCTAATATTTCATAATCGGGGTCAGACGTGATCATACCGATACAAATTTCAGCAGAAAGTGTATCAATTTCAGGTGTTTTGATACCATCGTATATAGAAGAAAAGACTTGTTGTGCAATTTTTGTAACATCTACGATTTCAGAGAGGCCGTATGTGAGTTTTGATATCCTGTTGGTGACGTTATCAAATTTAACGTCTTCAACACGACCGGATCTTTTGGTGACTCTCATTATATAATAAATACTAATCTATTTTTTAACTTACTTGGAACACGAATGTCTGAAATCGGCACTTCTAACCGTCACTGGACCGACAGTCTCAGCTAAACGATTGGGCTGGAGAAGAGACGAATTGACGAAAAATTTACCGTTAGCATCACCAACTTTGGCGACTGGTGGGTAGGAGGCAACGAAACACTCTGGTGCTTTGCAGATTGGTTTCTCAGTATTACATGGTTTAGTAGAATATGCTTTATCGAAATCGGAAAGGATTAACATTTATATTTACCAATACTTTTTTTCCAGGCCTATATTAAATGTGTGACGCTCTTCACATCAATTCGCTCAAACAGTGTCCAACTCCCCTGAACACTTTGTTCTTTTCCGAGTTCAACATGAATTTGCTCCAGCGCGGTATCCGTCAAAGTTTTAAAGACCAAACGGGTGTTGCCATCGATTACCAAAACCCAAATGATTTATATAGTATCATGCGTGTTGTTTTTATTAACAACTCTGGTGATCCAAACGCCAATGTTCAGGAACAGGTCAAGTATATGAACAGTATTGTGATTAAAACAGCCTCTAGTCAAATCCAAACAGGTGTTTCCCAATATATGGGATATGTCCATGATATAGATACACTTAGTGTCCCAATTGATAGACCAACAAATACATCAACCTACGGTAAAAAGATTGGTAAAAGTGAAAAAATCGGGCTTTAATTTTTAGTTCTTAAACATTGAGAACACACCCGAGAATATATATACGAACTAATACCTAATATTAGTGTAATTTCCATAAGTATTATGGTTTCTAACATTACACTTTATCTATTATCTATCAATATAATTAACGCGTGTTTAACATTAATTATAATACAGGCTAAAATTCGTTTGTATTAAAATTGATTTAGAGCATTTTATGAGCCCATTCCTCTCTCGCCATACCCTTTGTAATATACAATTATTTTTTAATCATGTAACCCTCAACTACAACACTTACATTGGACGTTTCTGATACAATATTTACATTGGACGTTTCTACTATGTCTTCACCGTCCACAGGGGCCGTCTCGAGAGAGGTTTCGTCTTCGTCTGGTATTGTTTCATCATCATCACCACCGGTTATGATCTCATCGACTGTATCAGGGGTTGGACCTGGGGTTGGACCTGGGGTTGGACCTGGGGTTGGACCTGGGGTTGGACCTACTATTTCTTCAGTATCATTTTTTAATGTGACTGGTTTGATTATGAATTGGTATATAATCGCACTTACGATTATGAATGATACGAACATTGCAATTATAGAACTTTGGTTCATGATTCTATATTATATTATACATTTATAAAAAATTTATCTCAACATACTATAAAACATGAGTGAATTAATGCTCGATGATAAAATTACAATGGATGACACAAATCCATTTGTTAATTTCATGCCCGGTTCAAGTCGACAACCACACGATTTTGGTGAATATAAAAGACCAGTAGACGAACCAGAAGAAGAACCATATAAAAGTCCGGCGTGTGATGTCGTGTCCAAAAATGTTGGGAGACTTGGATATAGAGAAGAAAAATGTGATTTATCTAGACCACTTCTTCCAGGAAGAAATATAGATAAAGGGTTTACGGATTTTGAGAGTCGTTATGACAACGTGGAAAAGGTAAAAGAAGCTATAAAAGCAGGTACAAATAATAACTTTATTATGAACTTAATTAGTTTATTGTGTCTGATTCTATTAATTGTAATGTTCTAAATAATCTATCAAGTGTTACCTGATTTGTAGATGTTTTTATAACATCTGGAAGTATATCTTTACATATTTCTTTTACGAGCTTTTTCTGCCATGAACACGTCTTATTTATAATTGGAGGTGAGAATGTTGGATCCAATATTTTTATCGAATTCATAATTCTTATGAGTGAATGTATATTTTTATTTTCGCACAAAGCGTTATCTAATGCAATCAAAGACATTTTACGTATAGTTTCGATTGTTTTAACAACCATTGTATCGAGAAACCTTTCATAACGAACGGAACCTTTACCGTAAATAAATTCACATGTAGTTTTTGTCATGAATGTATCGATTTTATCCTCATATCCGACACCATCTATATATTTAGAATAATGAATTTCAGTAATAGGACACCTTTTATCTATATCATAGATTTGGTAACACTGTTTTACGAATGCTGTCATGTATAAATGTATAAACACACATCTTTAAACCATTCCAAATTTCCTATCTGGTTTAAACTCAAGTCGTTTATCAAGTTCTTTTATTTCAGTTTCTTTCTTGGATTCTATACCTTTACAATCGTGAATTTCGAGAACTATACATCGTGAACAGAAACCTAAGTTACAATATTTACAGTCTATTGGTATTCCTTTCTTTTTACACTTAAAACACGGCATATATAGACAACCTAAGTTACCTTTAACTGATATTTTTTAAGTTAAAATGTATTCAACAATCGCAAATAATACATTTTCGTATTTTCTAACACTCAATGAGTTTAGAGAACGTTTAAAACAGGAACATCCCGAAATTGAACCATCGTGGATTAAACTAACAACAATAACAATGATTTCACAATTTAAACGTCCGATAAACATAAAATTCCTGAAAAAATTCTTTGATGAATACCATCTAAAAATATCGAGGGTGGATAAAAAAAAGCGTAAATTTATTTGGAGGATGAAAGACACGACATTTTATAATCAAATATCACTCGTTTACGAAGATTATCACAGTACAAAATCTGTAAAAGTCTTCCCAAACGGGAGTATTCAAGTCGCTGGGTGCGCAGATTTATTTGATTGTAAACGTGTTATTAAACAACTTTCGTATATGTTTAGTACAATCATCGGGAAAGAGTATATTATTCCGGAAGATACGTTTCGTGTTGTTATGATAAATTCAAATTTCAGTTTGAATAAAAATTTAAATCTTCTTCAGACAGCACAAAAATTTGAATCTGTTTTCAAAACATCGTTTGAACCAGATCGATATTCAGCCGTTAAAGTAAAATTTAGGCCATCGGAGGATATGAAAGAGATTACGACGAGTATATTCAGTACGGGTAAGATTATCATTACGGGTGCAGAAACACTCAAAGAGATTGCTTTTGCTTATAATATAATCGTATCATATATTCTCGATCATAAAAAAAGTATACTTACAACTGATGTCGACCCCATTAAAAAAGAGGTTTTCGATATAGCATCAGGGTATCCTATAAATCAAATTATAAAATCAGCCAATGATTTAGGGCATAAATCATGGGTCGACACAATTAAAAATAAACAAATTAATTTCTAATGTAATACTAATATATAAGATGTCTCAAAGACTTGGTATGGCCGACGGTCGATGCTTCACTGTAAACTCTTCGAACCAATTACTCAACAACTATCTCATGAAACAAAATGGTATCACATTTGAGGATAACTATTCGTTTCGCAAAATGCTCCAGCAAAAAGGTCCAGAACTTTTGAAACCTGTACAAGATTTACAGGGTACCGAAAAATGTGGGTCGTGTGATAAAGCACTTCTCAAAGTACCAAACATTTATTAATTGGGTACGATAAATCACAACTTTTAACTTCTTTAAGTTTTGTAGAGAATGACACAGTGTGCCATATGTCTCAATGAGGTAAGGCAGACCAGAACAAATACACCTTTACGGTGTGGTCATTTATTCCATTCACATTGTCTACAGAACTGGAAAAATAAGGGTAAAATAACCTGTCCCGTATGCCGTAAAATATTTGACGGTGAAAATTTCAGGGTAAAAATTACCGTAGAAAATTTATTTGAAAATACATCAAATACGGTAACTATAGACGACGATTTTATTTTTGATGCACTTGATATATTTTTTGATATAGGAAACGAAACTGATTTATCGAGTCTTCTTGATGACTTTGGGGTGAGTGTGACCGACTTTGATTCCTCTATTTTTAACACAGAATGAACTACAATATTTTTTATAGTTTAGACCAGGGTAATCACGAGACGCTTTTCTCGGATCCTGAATACTCTTACCTTTAGCATCTACTAATAATGGACCTGTTGCCCACCCTCTTTTGTGACTAAACACATTTGCTTTGAACTTTAAAAGTTTACCGGGTATAAGTTTACCAGCTCTTTTTACACGACTTACAGGAACTTTAAAGAATTTTGCTATATTCTCGTACGTATTACCCTTTTTTACCTTATATTCAATCGCACCGTGTTGTTTATAAAAGTGAAAATCACCTTGTCGAAAGTAGTTTCTTTTATTACCGGGTGCTACAAACATCATAACTTTAAAATGGTTTGTTTTGCATTTTTCACTAGCTTTTACCATATACACCTTTTTAGGGTTATCCGCAATAACTCTTTGTGGTAAACCTTTACAGTTTGTATATGTATGAGAAAGATTACGAATACCAGCCCGTTCACCTGGTATACTCTTTTGTAAACGCATTTTTTCGTAATCACCTACGGCATACGCATAACAATTATTGTTACCTACACCTACTGTACGACCCCATAATCTCTGGGTATACTTTGGTTCAGAACCACTCAGAGGAAGGAGTGCTTTCTTCATTACTAATATCATAGAAAAAAATATTGGTAATAAATAAAATGCTCAGAGATCTTGCCAACGCTAAAAAAATGAACGAAGCCTTAACGGAAATTCTTATCTTCATCCTCTCCATCCTTATCAGTACATTTGTACTCCGATTTGCATGGAACCAATCTCTCGTCAAACACATCTCGACTCTTAGACCAATCAAGTCGTTTCTTGATGCGTTTATCCTCGCCCTCGCTCTTTCCGTTGTTAGAGGTCTCTAATTAAACTTCCTTGTATCCGGTGATTCTTTCACCTTTTGGTGATTCCAAAACTGGAAACGCATCAATTCCGTCGCATTTGCCTTTTTCGCAATCGACGAATTTGTGATCAATACCTTTCTTTTTCAAGTATTCTAATTGTTTAGTTGTCCACCCACACCATGACGTACCATAAACGGTCCACGTACCGGTTGTATTATCAGTTTCCTTTTTTGACTTCGTCGCTTTTGGTGATTTACCTGTATTTAAAAATATATATGTGTTGACTACTCCAAGAATAATGAACGGTAACATGTTTATATTTATTTAACATATTTTAATTTTAGGCCCTGACATATCTGAGATATTGTTTTACCTTTTGTGGGTATATTTAGAATGTTTGCAATTTTAATGAGTTCACTTTTTTTATACGATTCGCATTTACGAGTCCCTATTCTAACATACCCCTTTTTAGATAATGAAACTTTAGGTGGTGCAGGGTTACCACCATGTTTTACAGTAATGGATTTTGGTTTTATAGGGGTTTTACCTATAATATCGAGAACTTTGGATAATTCCTGTTTTTTCTCTTTGTATGGTGAAAAGTATCTATCATTGAATATTCGTTTAAATGATGGTAAAGATCCGTGACCCTCCGGTGATGTACGTAACCTAAAATCAAATACTTTATACGTAACATACCCTAAATAATCAGGTGGTAAAACGCGTTCAATAAATTGTATGGTTTCGGCACCAGCGTATATTTTTTCACCTTTTAAGAAATGTCGCATCGAGTTAAGAAAAAAGTGAACGTCATACATGTAATTAGATTCCCTGTATATACCATGTTTACGTTTGAAATCACCAGAATCGACATCTGGGTTAGGTATACCGTTAATAGACGAAAATCCGAAATCGTTTAACGATGCTTCTATACCTATATCATGAACTTTTAGAATTATATCGTCGATTTTGAAGCGACGGATACCTTTTGCTTTAACATTTGTACTCACCAAAACATTCTCTGTATGTAAATCGTGGTGTCTAAATGATGGGTATTTTTTATGAATTCTATATAAATTAAATAATACATGTGTTACTATGGTTCTTAAATGTATTGGACGGAGAGTTTTTACATTTTCCTTTATAAAATTAGTTAAACTACCACTATTTGCATATTCTGTATAAATTATAGAGTATTTATCACACTCTTGATACGCGTACATTCGTGTACCACTTAATTTTTCTATGCGTTTACCTATTTTATACTCATATCTAGTTGGATCATTTGATACCTTTATGGCAACGGGTTTTTTACACTCTTTATCTACACACCCTAAAAATACTTCACCCATTTGTCCCTTACCAATTTTACGTATACCTTTTTTATTACTTAAAGACCCATTTATACTAAAATTGATACTAGGTTTATAAAACACTTTATGTGGTTTACATCCCATACCTTCAATAGCAGTTATTACATTTTTACCTAAAACGTTTCTCTGTTTTTGTGTTTTTATATTATTTTTATTTTTAGAAAGAGATGCGATTTTTTTCAAATCGTTAATGTGTCTTTCACGTTCCATACTGGTATATTATAACATTTTATTCGTCAATTTCTTCTTCAATGTATTCATCTTCCACAATTTCATCACCATCGAGACCCTGAAATGCAAAGGATGGGAGTTTAGCAGACTGTTGACAGAGGACTTGCGAAAGGCGAACACTTACCCCAAATTTGTTATCAATAAACCAGATTTGGTTTACGTCAACAATACACGCGCATCGTTGCCCCTTTTCGATTTGATCGACCGAAATTAACTCACGTGCCGAGTTATAGGCCTCAGCTAAGAAATCCCCGGACGGTTTCGTCATGATCTTAAGCTTCATTGTATCCGGATAATCATCTTTACCCTGGCGAACGAGTGGTTTATACAGAGCTTCACGAATGACGTTAATATCATACGCTTTACCAAGCCATTCCTTGGCGTTATCGGCGACCGTCTTCATGATAATTTCATCAAATTCTTTCAATTTAGCAGAAAGCGCCATAGCTTCTTCGTTATCAGTATCAAATGATAAGTCGAGTGAATAAGAGGTTTTATTCGTAGCTTCATCAGTAAAAGCACTCATACCAAACGGAGAACGCATAAACGGGAGTTGTAAATAGAGTTTCTTTTTACCATCTTGTGCATTGATATACACGGTTTTTCCACCGTTCTTATTTTTCTTCATTTTTGTGAAGACAGCAGACGACGGTTCAAATTGTTCAGAAACTTGGATAATATTAGACATTGTATTTTATATATCATATATGAAGCCAAACTTTAAGTCGGTTTTTTTTTCTTAATACAATATATAAAATATACCAATGGGTCTTTTTAAAGATTGTGGTTGTGGATGTGATGGTAAGAAACAGGAACAAAAGTTTTTGATTTCTATCATGTCTGCTTTAGTTTTCTTTGTTGTCGCGAACCCAGAAACGTTTCGCGTCATGCGTAAAATATTTGGGTCTTGGGTTTCCAGTCCAACTGGGTGTCCATCAACTGGTGGTCTCGCACTTCATACAGTTGTTTTCATGCTCGTTACATGGAGTATGATGAACATAAAGCGCGAAGAATATGCGCCATTTGATCCAGTGGATGAAGAGGTTGTTGTCGGACCATCACCAGGCCCAACTCCTCCCCCACCAAAAATGGTTGATATGCCAACCCCATTACCAGGAATGACAGAACAACAGTTCCCAATGTTCGATACCGGTATGGAACTCGGTTCCATGGATTTGACTAATGATGGTGAAACAGAAGCCGTTACGTGCTCGTGTTCAGATGGTAGAAAAGCTGTTATTACACCCTAATTAAAATTCTTCATCGAATTCTATGGATGTTGTATCTTCATCCATTTTACCGTAATCACCGACACGTTTTTCAAAAAAGTTTGTTTTGCCGTCGAGTGATATATTCTCCATAAAATCAAAGGGATTTATAGTGTTCCAGATTTTATTGTGACCCACTTGTTTTGATAATCTATCCGCGACATATTCGATATATTCCGACATTTTTGAGGAATTCATACCTATGAGACTGCATGGGAGTGCATCCGTAATGAATTCCTTTTCGATTGAAACTGCATCTCTTATAATTTCTTCAATTATTGAACCAGATAGTTTGTTTTTTAACATATTGAATAATTCAACTGCAAATTCTTGGTGCATACCTTCGTCACGACTTATAAGTTCATTACTAAAACATAAACCTGGTAATAATCCCCTTTTTTTCAACCAAAAAATGGCACAAAAACTTCCTGAAAAGAATATACCTTCGACACACGCAAAGGCTAATAATCTTTCTGCAAATGGTCGCTTCTTATCAAACCATTTCATAGCCCATTTTGCCTTTTTCTCTATACATGGAATTGTCTGAATAGCTTCGAATAGCTGTTTCTTTTCTTTAGAACTTCTTATATATTTATCTATGAGCTTGCTATATGTTTCTCCGTGAACCATTTCATTATGTTCTTGATATGCATAGAAAGATCTAGCTTCTGTATACTGTACTTCACTTGCAAAATTATCATTTATATTTTCAAAAACTATACCATCCGAGCCAGCAAAAAAGGCCAATATATATTTTATAAAATGTTTTTCATTATCACTCAATCGATTCCAATCATCCATATCTTTAGAAAAATCAATTTCCTCAGCAGTCCAATTAGACATTTGAGCTTTTTTGTACAAAGACCATAAATTTTCGTGTTCTATAGGAAATACAGTAAATCTATTTAATGTTGGTAGAAGCATCGGTTCCGACTCTTCTAAAAATTCCTGAAATTCGAAGAAGTCTCCGACCAGGGTGTCATTTACAATTATTTGTGGAAAGGTACATGCTTGTGAACCACATCTAGATTTTAGTTCGGTTTTATCGATTATTGTTTTTTTATATTCAAGGTTATAGTCCTTACAAAGGTTCTCTGCGTGATCGCAATACTTACATCCATCTTTGGATAAAATTTCAACTCCCATCTGTGCTAATACTTGTAAATATTTTTGTCGTAAAACTTTAGATATGATTAATTTTTATGAAATACAGCCTGGAGATCTAGTCCGGGTTCTCGTGAATATAGAGGATGATATAGAAGATGAACTGTATGCAAAGGTCAAAGAAAACAACGATGATTACCTTGTTGTTTCTTATTATTCTGAAACATCTTTGACGTATAAATGTGCACGTTTATATGAATTAGATGAAAATAAAGACGAACTCGTTCAGGAAACAAACCTTTCTGAACACCATCAGGCTCCAGATTATTTCACAAACGTTAAAGATAATTTATATGCAATGATAGATGATATAGATTCCGATGAAGAAAGTGAAATAATAGATGAATCTGATGATGAGGGAAGTGATCTCGATGACTTTATTGTCCCAGACGACGAAATTGATGGCATGGTTATACCACCACCAAACAATGCTACCATTGATAAAGAATGGAATGAATGGGAACCTCGAAGCCCAGGTTCTATACGTTTCAAGCAAATTGTAAATGTTATAGAAACACACGCAAAAATACAAGCAGATGAATTGAATTTTTAAACCTAAGTGCGATTTATCATTTTCATAAATATACCAATTTAGTATAAAATGGAAGAACTGACTACTACTATATGGTCCCATGTGGACAAACTTTTAAAAAAACCATTACTAAAAAAGACAGTTAATACTCATACGTGTAAAGAATGTAACGGAACAAAAGTGTTTTCGAAAGAAGGTTTACCTGTGTGTTCAGAATGTGGACTCGTTGAGTCTATGTTCATAGACGAAAGTCCTGAATGGACAAGTGGTATATCTGACGACGGTAAAGTAAATGACCCTTCGAGATGTGGTGGACCAAACGCAAACCCAGAGCTTTTTTCTCAAGCGTGGGGTAAAGGGACAATTATCGCAACACAACACTCATCCACGTATGAAAATAAACGTATGGCTAAGATTAATTTTCACCAATCCATGAATCATAAAGATCGCGCGCTATTTCACGCGTATAAGGATATAGATGAAGCATGTCCAAATTTACCTGAGTCAGTTTTAAAAGATGCTAAAATGATGTATAGAAAATTTAATTTAGAAAAGCTAACGAGGGGTGCAGTTCGTTCGGGTATTAAAGGTAACTGCGTTTTATACGCATGTCGTTTATCAAAAATTCCGAGAACAACAAAAGAAATTGCAGATATGTTTAGAATAAATAGTAAAGATATTAGCCGAACAACACAGATGTTTACAGAAACACTTCTCGGTAAAACAGAAAAAAACTACGTTACACGACCATTCGATGTCATGCAAAGGTTACTGAATGAATTTACAGTTACAAGAGAACAGAGATTTAATTGTAATAAAATGTGTTCCAAACTTGAAAATTGTTCTGAACTTATGAGTAAAACACCAAACAGTGTGGCTTCAACTATTATTTATCTTGTTCTTAAGGATAATTTCACAAAAACGGAAATATGTGAAAAGTGTGGTATATCTATACCAACACTAAATAAAATTGAAACTATAATTAAAAAATACTTAGAGGAATAGAACACTAAAACTGTAATGACGAGTCCAATAAAACTATTTTTAAGTACACCATGTTATGGTGGTCTTTGTTTGGAAAAATACATGATAGGTATCATAAGACTTCAACTTCTTCTTATTCGTGAAGGTATACAACTCATGCTTGATACAACGGAAAATGAAAGTCTTGTACATCGCGCACGTAACGTTGCGATTGGTCGGTTCATGCAGAAAACGGATGCGGAATATTTTATGTTTATAGATGCAGACGTCGATTTTGATCCCGCGTCAGTTGTCCGTCTTATACGTTCTGGTCATGAAGTTTGCGTCTCCATTTATCCTAAAAAGGTTGTTATGTGGGACCAAGCTAAACACGCAATAGAAACTGGTGATACTCGAGATTTAGCAATGCTTTCATCCAGTTTAGTCGCAAATATTGGTGCTACACAAAGAATGGTCGTAAATGGATTTATTGAAGTATTAGACGGTCCAACAGGATTTATGGTTATTACTAGAAAAGCACTTGACAAAATGCATGAAAAATATAAGGACCTCGATTGTATAAATGATCATCAAAATAGAGACTTTGATAAATACTGTGCAGTATTTGATTGTATGATTGACCCCGAAACCAGACGATACCTTTCCGAAGATTATGCTTTTTGTAGGCGTTGGCAAAAAATAGGTGGTAAAATATATGCAGATTGTAACACATCTTTAGGTCATGTCGGTAATTTACCCTTTAGCGGGTGCTTAAACGAAAGGCTTAAGGCTTAGAGTATATATGTAATAAATATGAGAATAGCAACAATTATTGTAACGCGTGGAAAATCATGTCATTGTAAAACACTACACACAATTCTTAGATTTAATTTAAAATGTATGCAAAAAGGTAATACGGAAAATGAAGTTGTTTTTGTAGATGATGAACCATTTGATAAGGCTGAGATGATATATAAATACTTAAAAACACATGATCGTATATTTTTTATTGATTTTGGTATCAGTGTCGATGAAGCTTCTCTTGATAAAGTGTTTGATAAACACGATGGTATAGGTTGTTTTGTATTCCCAGGTGTCACCGAGGGTATTGATTGGGATATGTTCAAAGAAAAAGTGATTTCAAAATCTAAAGAACCAATTGAACAAATGGGGTTACATTTTGATACAATAGTCGCAAATCGGATTTCAGATGATATATATGCTGTAAATGAAACATCCGCAAAGTCGTGGGTTATGATGAATAAAAACGTCATGAAACATTTAAAAGATAAGAAAAATGGTTCATTTAAGATACACCCAAGGATGAAGAACATGTTTTTGAAATTCAAAGAAGCTGGTATTAAAATTCATGCATATACGGCATCTAAGTTGGTCATGACATATAGTCACGAATGTGTTAGTAATATTCTCAACGCTGCGGGTGTTAAATCAAATTAAAGAATAGAGTAATTATATAGAACATAATGACACGTGTATCTGTAAAGACGGGTGACCCACTTTACAAATATGCGATTTCCTTTATGGAATCCAAATGGGGTACTAAAAGAGGTATATTTCCGGGATGTCAACCAATTTCAATAGAAAGGGAACACTTTCGTATACTTTCAAATAATGATTATGTTGTATGCGAAAAAACGGATGGTACGAGATACATGATGTTGGCATTTATGTATGAAAATCGAAAAGTGTGTGTGTTCTTAAATCGCGCACTTGAAATGTTTGTATGTCCACTTAATTTTAGACGTCCAATATATGAAGGTACTATACTCGAAGGTGAATTATACGAGAATATATTTATGATATATGATTGTTTAATGACATGCGGTGAAGTTATAGGCCAACAAAACTTTTTAGACCGTCTCGAACACTGTGAAAAGACCACTAAAAAGATGATGGTTTTAAAAACGGATCCAATATTTTTAAAAGTTAAAACGTTTCATCTTCATGCAGAGTTTAACAAGTTTATGGATGTATATCTCCCGACCGTCAAACAGGAAATGGACGGTCTTGTTTTTACACCTATAAATGAACCCGTGCGTACGGGTACACATGAAACCATGTTCAAATGGAAACCAAGAAATAAAAATACAATTGATTTCAAAGTGAAGAAAGCACCAACCGTCGAAACACCGGGGTGTGCACCGGGACCACCTGTATGGAGATTATATATACAAGATAGAGGTAAACTTATACACGAGTCTCAGATACCAATAGACCGTATGTCGGAATATAAATGGTTGAGAGAAAATGATATTGTTGAGTGTATGTACGTGACATGGGAAAAGGGCCCCCTTTGGTGGAAACCATTAAAAAAACGTACCGATAAGACGTTTCCGAATAGTAGACGAACGTTTTATAGAACACTGGTGAATATCAAGGAGGACATTCAGATGAAGGAGTTTTTAGACTGTAAACCAAAATGTAATGACTATCTTCTTTAGGTAACTCACTGAGTTTACCTAAACTATTATCATCCTGTATTATCCAATCTTTACCAAGTTTAGTCATAGATATATAATGACCACCCCATTGAATACCCTTATGAATTACAGAACAACGCAAATCGTACCCCATTTTTAAAGATGTATCAACCTTTACAATACTTTTTTTATCGAACGATACAAGTAGAATTTTTGGTTTTTTAGACACAAAACATCGTGTCGTTGCGACGTGGTGTTTCACATTATTGTCGTCAATATATCCTTCTACTATGTTCCAGTTGTATCCTTCTTCTATCATTTCATCTATACTTTTTATTTCATTTTTCATGTTTAAAATATGAATACAAAAAGGGGTTTTTACAATATTTTTACTTACGGGTGATATCGTTACCTGTGTTGTTTCACCGTAAAGAAGTTCCTTAATTATAGAGTACTCCTTTTCAAGTATATCTATAATACATAATAGAGCGTCCTGTGCATCATGAGGTTCACCAATTTTAAATCTCGGGTATATTTTTACAAATTCACGTAAAAGTGGTTCGAGTGTAAAAACTTTAACTTCACGTGTCGAAAAGTAACAATGTACAATTTGTTCGTATATTTTTGTAAATAAACACTCACCTTCATATTTATTCTGTACTATATGAGATGATATGTCGTGTATATGTAGAAAACATTGTATAGCAGAATTAAAGTAACACGTATTTCCAATGTTTGCGAAACCGTGCATCTAAAATAATGTATAAAAAAGGCTTAAGAAGAAGACGCGATATATAAATGTAAAAAAATGAACGTTCATAAAATTTGTGATACAATTCAACCAATTCTTGATAATTACAAGAATGAAGAATATATCGAAATGGAATTTCGTCTCGGTAAATATAATGGTACATTTTTTGATACGAATATAGGTGAAAAAAAGTATATTGCTATATTGAATGGTCTTAATAAATATACTAGTTGGGATCGTATTGTGCGAGCGGAAACAGAGGTCTTTTACCGTGACAAGGATAATCTTCGTATAACAATAGATGAATCTACAAACGAAGAAACTATCGTGAAAAAGGAGCGGGTTCATGTTGAAGATTTTAAACAAATCAAGGATACACCTTTTGATATACGATTTTCCGTGTGTAAAGAAATTCCTATGGAACATGATTACGATAGTGAAATGGATGGTAAAAAGACAAAAACGCGTACATCATATGTTCGTAAGAATGTATCCATTGACGTGACATCTATTTCTGGTAACACTAAAGATATGGATTCGGAAGATCCGTTTACTTATCAAGTTGAATTCGAAATTATGAAACCTCAAAATATTGAAGATAAGGATACATTATTTAATATTATACATAAAATAAAAGATTTATTTAACATGTTAAAATAAAAAGCTTTTTTGGGGTAATCACTTTTCCGGGTAAACATTTTATATATTAATTATAATGTTATAATACTATATACTATGAAAACTGTCGCCATAGTTTTGATTCTCATATTTATAATTATATTTTTTATAACACGTGATATTGATATTACAGGTGAGCGCGTGACTGTTCTTGGGTTCTCGACAAAATACTTTTATATGTCAAATGGTGAATCTAAAAAGATGTACGAACAAATGCGTAATGATGGTATACCTGATGAATCACTTAAAGAATTTATAATGATGGAAGATCGTTTACTTAACCTAGAACGTTTATCGGTGTGTACACAAACATCGAGAAAAATTGAGGCATTTGGTCTTTCTAAACAGATAAAAGATGGATTTCTCGGGTACGATTTTTCTTATCATGCGAAACACCTTAAACAGATTTCTGAACCACATAAACTTATAAATCGAAGTATAGTATGTTCGTAAGATACAAAAGTGTACGTCTATGGGGTCCCGCTTCCATTTTATACATATTATCATAAATAAAAATCATAAGATTTTTATCGTCTGAGTCACGATATTTTTCTAGATATTCTCTAGGATTTTCACTGTTTATAAAACCATCCGTACAATAATATTCAATTTCTAACGTTCCCATACCCTTTTCATTTTTTCTTTGAATTTTTATATAATCTGCTAAAGTATAAAATATACTATCTATAATGCTCGACAAAATATATTTATCCCAACGATCTTTATAATCTATAATAAAGTCATTTGTATTTTGTCGGACACGGTTTA